GTTGTTGTTGATCTTTATCAGTGAACACAACAAGAACCCATGTTCCATTTACTGGACCGACAGGTGTCCAGCCAATACCATTCATAGAAGCAGAGGTAATAGATTGAACAGGACTTGCCCAAGGCAAATCTTCTGTTGCTAATTTTGTTTTATCTTCAGTATGAATTCCAACAATACGAACTTGACAACGACCAATCTTTAATGGATCATCTCTACTTTCAACTACACCTGTATAAAAATTTGAACTTATCATGCTGTTTTACCTGTCGTCAAATCAAATATTAAACTATCTTTAATTAATTCCATTGTACACTCATGCATTTCTCTATCAATATAGTGGTTAATTGCAGCGACTAAGTAATTTCCACTGAACATTTTATCAACCATAGTTTCTGGAGTATCATCAGTTTGAGTTGGAGATGGTGTATTGATATCTAAGTAAACAACTTGTCCAACTGTATAATCTGTTCTACCCTTTACTTTTATCGTTACCTTAAATGATTCAGCCTGTTTCATTCGGGATATTCTATCTTGAATTGCTCTTGTAGCATCAACAACACCATATCCAGTGAACAACTGATTCGATGTTTCATTTACAAGACCCAAGGCATTAATACTAGCAGCAACTGTATCTGTGGTAATTGGAAAGTTATTTAATCTCGCTTCTTTACCTTCAAGAAACTTTCTAAGATAATCATAGTGAGTAGTTTTATATCTCTTTGTCGTAAAATCGTGTACAGTTAATTTTGAAGCGTATGTTCCATGTCTAACTCTATCAATATAATCAAAAGAGTTCGGAACATTAATCTCTACAATTTTACCAAAATCTCTGTCAAGAACACGAGTTGAACCACCATGTTTTTTGATATCATTGGTTGCAGCTCCAAAAGAAAAAGATTGATGAACATCTTTTTCGTTTAGATAATCCAAAGAAACAAAGTTAAATCCTGATCTGTTTTCAAAAAACAAATAGGTCGTGCTTCCATTGGGATTTGTTGCTTGTTGTAAGAGATAATTTATACACTTAATCGGAGACCAAAAGTTAGAGATAAATTTTGTTTCGTTTTTAGTTGTCTCAACAGTTACATCTTTTTCTGTTCCGATAAAATTTTGATCTTTCATTAACATTCCAACGATGTCAGAAATTTTACCAGCAAAGGCACGACTTTGTGCCATGTTTAAATCTACAACTGCTTCTGTCGATATGAAGTGAATCTTGTAGATAACAGATTTTTCAGCAACGTACTCTCTATCGGAAATTTTAAATACATAGAAATTTCCTTGAATGACACCAGCCTCTGGTGAGGATATATCAAGTGTTGGTGTAAATACTTTTAGATTAACATACTCTTGGCCAGCAAAGGGTAAGTTATTAATCAAGTCCAAAGAATCTTTTACAATTATTGATCCTGTAATAAATGGACTAAACAGATCTTCATAAATTTGTATTGCGAGAACTTGGTTTTTAATGTCAAACGCTGCACCACTCGCAAGTGAGTACATCTCAACTTTTTCAATATTTACATCACCTGCAAACCTTATCTGGGCAGATGATGGATTGTCAAATTCTTTTTCCATTAAGCAAACATCGCACTATATTGTCTTACTACAGTATCTAAGACAGGTTTAGATAAAAGTCTTATTCTTCGTTTAGATTCGTTTACACTTTCTTCATACTGAAAGTTTGATACAGAAGTTGCGCCTGGATAAGTAGAATTTACAATCATCTCATCAGAATTAATCCAATGATGGATTGCGTAAGCATTACCAGAACCATACTTGTCTGTAACATACTGTGTAAGAGTGTTGTAATTTAATGGTAGGTCGTTTCTGTAATCATAGATATCATTCATAATCATAAGAACCCAGTGATACTTTGGAGTACCATAAACTTTAGTTGAAATTATTTCAGGTGTTTCGTCGTCAACAATATCATATGTGTCATATACGGAAATGTTTTGTAATTCTTGTTTAATAATACGAACATTTGTTGTAATATCTTTTAAGACTCTTACAACTGGATTTCCATCTTTGTCTTGGAAATCGTAATAGATTAAGGGCATCCTTGCGAAGTACATTAGAATCCATCCTGAATTTGTTGTTTGGTAAGAATAGCCATTTCTTTAAATGATAACTGAACATCAATTTGAGTTGGCATTCCATCATCAAATGCATTAAACATACTATTTGGTGTATAGTTTACATTCATATCTGTTAAGACACAAGAAGTATGGCGATGTAATTTCATGTTTTCTGTTCCACCATTATAGTAAGAAATATCAAACTCAGACGGAAAAATAAACACGAAACTGTTGCTGTCTTTATATTCAGGGTGCATATGCATTTTAAATTCCTGAATAATGTTTAGAACATTTTGTGCTTCTGACGAATTTCTTGGAAAGAATTTATAATCAAAAGTAAACGATCTAAACTGAACAGACTTGAATAGATTTTCTTTCTTTGGATTTGCTGCCAAGCCAGAAGCAGCTGAAAGACCTGCTGCGCCTGGACCTTTAGTTAGTGCAAGTGCTCCAATAATAGCACCGACAGTTCCCGTGGCCATGGCAATACCACCACCAGTAGCTGCTTTTACCATATCAGTTATACCACTGGCACCCATTTGATATTCAGCAGTATCTTCTGCCGACCAATCCATTGTATATCTAACACTTAATTGATTCGGAACATGAAGTGCAATTGCTTTTTGTAATCTTTTCTGTTGACGACCAAGTTTTCCACCAACCATGGCACTAACTGCCGTAGTACCGATTGCGCCTGCCACACCAACAGTTCCCGCAACTGCTGCAGCACCTTTCAGTGTTCCACCAACAACACTACGAGCAGCAGCTCCAAGGGCTGCTCTTGTTCCACTTTGTTTAGATACATTTCTAATTCCTGCTCTTTTGTTTGCAGCATTTGTGGCATGGGCATTGGCAGCGGCAGCTGTTGCTGCTGAACCAGCATTAAGAATACCAGCACCGAGACCAGCAACTGCTCCAGTTGCCACTGCCATACCAGCAGTGCCAGCAACTGTTTGAAGATAATTATAGTCGCTTGCGGCAATATCGCCACGATATCTTGGTGGAACTAGAGAAGGATCTACAGTCGGTTCATTATTAACTTTCAATATTCTTGAATCCTCAGCCACATTGATATAGAAAATAACATAATTCCCACCATACTCTCGATTATTTGAGTATAGGTCTTGTGGGTATTGAAACTGATCGATTTTATAAGCACTGGCCAAAAAGTCTTTTGGTGCGCCAATCGTTGGATTCAGTTTATTTGGTTGCAAATTATCTGCCATGTTTTTCTCTAAATAGTGAATTAGATTGTTATAGTATATTTATGTTCCATAAAAGAAAGTTTACACCTACAACCCCACAAAAATACTCTGGTGATCCAACAAATATCATTATGAGATCCAGTTGGGAGACGAGATTTGCCAACTGGTGCGATGTAAATCCAAGTGTAATTAAGTGGGTCTCAGAGGAAACCATTATTCCGTATCGTTGTGGAACGGATAATCAGATTCATCGTTATTTTGTTGATTTTAAGATACAGGTTAAAGAAACTACAGGAAATGTAAAAACATACCTTGTAGAGATTAAACCTTACAAACAAACAATCCCACCTGTATATCCTGGAAAGCAGACTCAGCGTTATCTTCAAGAGTCATTTGCCTATATCAAAAATCAATCTAAGTGGACTGCTGCCACACAGTATGCCAAAGAAAGAGGTTGGGAGTTTATAAAGCTGACCGAACATGAATTAGGACTATAAATATACTTATGGCTACTAATAAATCACAGTTACAGGATATCTTTGACAAGTATCGCTACGATCCTTCGATAGCGAAAAAGTCTAAGACATGGTTTGAACAACAGGCACTGCTTCTGAGCAAGAAGCGGATCACGCCACAAATGATCATTAACAATGATCCAGCCAATGTTAAGAGTCCAAACTCTTTAACTCCAGGAAAATTATACATGTTTTTGTATGATCCAAAGTTAAAGAAAGAGTTACCATACTATGACAAATTTCCTCTGGTATTTCCTTTCAGGAAAACTGAAGATGGATTTATTGGTTTGAATATGCACTATCTTCCACACAGATTAAGAATAATTTTAATGGATAGATTAATGGTATTCGCAAACAACGATAAAATGGATACCACAACAAAGTTGCGTTATTCATGGTCACTGATAGATGGTGTGTCTAAATTCAATTTAGCCAAACCATGTGTAAAGAGATATCTAACAAATCACTTAAAATCTCCAATGGTAAATGTACCAGCAGATGATTGGACAACAGCAATGATGTTACCTGTAGAGAGATTTACTAAGGCATCTAAAGAATATGTCTGGTCAGAATCTAGGAAAAAGATATGAAAATTAGCGACTTCGTTTCGTCGATGTCATCGGGAATGGCCAGAACAAATAGGTTCTCGGTAGTTATGGACATACCTTCATCTGCAAGAGCAGTTAATGGTATTACTCCATTTAAAACTTTACTGTTATTCTGTGACCAGGCATCTCTTCCTGGACTACAAGTCAACGCTACTCCAATTAGAATTTTTGGAGAGGTTCGCGAAACACCTACAGAGTTCAATTATGAACCAGTAACACTATCGTTTTATGTAGACCAAAAGATGCATGTTAAGTCTTGGTTTGATAATTGGATTACAAGTATACAGAATGGAAACGAAAGAACATTTAAATACTATGATGAGTATGTATGTAAACAAATGCAGATTCTTGTTCAAGACACTTTAGATCAATCAAGATACCAAGTTACGTTATATGAAGTATGGCCAAAAAATGTTGGTTCAATACAATTAGATTATGCTGGAAAAGATATTATGAAACTGTCTGTAACTCTACAGTATAAGTATTGGAATTACGTAGCAATTGATGCGCCTGTTGGTAATGAAAATACTCTGCTATCTGGTTTACAACCAGCGCAACAAATAGGCGCAGATGGTCAGCCAATACAACAAGCAGATGCTGTTGGTAGAGGATTAAATCAAATGGCAGCGATTCAACCAGATATCTACAAAATACAACAAATACCACAGGAATACTTTTCTGATATTAATTCGTTTCAAGCAAATGCTCAACAGAATTTAATGTCAAGTATAAACTCGAAAAGAGATGAGGGGTTAAACACATTGCGTGGTACAACACAAAATGTTTTAACTGATGTTTGGAACGATTTCTCTTAAAGGAACCAAAATGGCAGAAATTAAAAAAGACGAAGATTGGATGCAAAAGAAATGGCGTCCAGCCATGGGATGGATGTACATGATAGTATGTTTCTTTGATATGGTTATTTTCCCAATTCTTTGGGCATTAATTCAATCTCTTTCACATCAACAATTAGTGCAGTGGAATCCACTAACACTTCAAGGTGCTGGTTTATTCCATATCGCCATGGGTGCTGTTCTTGGTATCGCTGCGTTCGGTCGCACTCAAGAAAAATTAGCAGGAACAGCTGCTAATCCAACAGCAACTACACAAACTACAAATACCAATATGACTGGTGTTCCATCAGGAATGGGAGCTGGTATGTCAACAGGTGGATTTGGAGGAGCAGGAAATGGCGGATTCAATTCACCAATGGGCAGCGCACCAGCATTTAGCGCACCTCAAACAGGAGGATTCGCAGGTGGTGGTTTTAGTTCACCAACTCCAGGCGCAGGTAGTTTCGGAGCAAGTCCAGCACCTTTCAGCCAAGGCGCAACTAGTCCAGCAGCAATGGCTGCGCCAGTTACCAACACAGCTGCCAACCCATCAGTAGACTTAGGTTTACACCCTGATGATCCACCTACTAGAAATACTAGAAGCGATGGAATCGACTCTGAAGGTACAATATAATAAAATGAAAATTGATGATAACTTGAGTGAGATCTTTAATATGACTCCAATTGAAAAGGTAACAGGTGAATTGATAGTTGCCGAAACTGGAGAAATTATAGAATCACAAGAACAAAAGATTGAATCTGATTACGATAAAACCAGAGCCAATCTTTTAAACTTGTTGACAAAAGGTGAAGATGCTTTAACAAATGCTCTTGCGGTGGCAAAACAATCTGAACACCCAAGAGCATTTGAGGTAGTTGGAAACTTAATGAAACAGGTGGCAGATATCAATAGTCAGTTGATGGATCTACATCAACAGAAACAGAAAATTGATGAACCAAAAGTTACTGCTAAAAATGTAACAAACAATGCTATCTTTGTTGGTAGCACAAGTGAATTGAACAAATTAATCGATAAAATGAATAAAGGAGATTGAACTATGTCATTACCTATGATGAAAACCGCACTATACTCTGTAAAGATTCCTTCTACAGAAAAGAAAGTATCATTCAGACCATTTTTGGTTAGAGAAGAAAAAGCACTACTACTTGCGCAGCAGAGCGAAAACTCTGAAGTTATGGTACGCACACTAAAAGAAATTATATCTAATTGTGTTCAAGAAGAAATTAATGTTAATTCCTTGGCAATTTTTGATATTGATTATCTGTTCACACAAATTAGAGCCAAGTCAGTTGGTGAAACTGTTGACTTAATTTTTACTTGCATGCACTGTGATCAAGAAAAGAATAAAGTAAAACTTGGAATTGATTTAACTACTATTGATGTTATTAAAGATCCAGCCCACTCAAATAAAATACATCTTTTTGATGAGTGTGGTGTAATTATGCACTATCCTAATCTTGACACCTTTAACAAGGCAGAAGGTATGGAAGAAGATATTAATGCAATTATGGAAGTTATAATTGATTGTATTGATTCAATTTACAATGGCGATGAGTTGTTTCATGCCAAAGAACAGACAAGACAAGAACTTGAAGAGTTTATATTAAACTTAACAAAAGAACAATTCGACAAGATTGAAGAGTTCTTTGTTAGTATTCCAAAGTTTAAAAAAGATATTGAATACGACTGTCCTGCTTGTAAAGCACATAATAAAACAACTCTGGAGGGAACAGCCAGTTTTTTTTAGTAAATCTCAGTCACGAGTCGTTGGGTAATTACTATAAAACCAACTTCGCCCTGATGCAATATCACAAATATTCTCTGACTGAGATTGAAGATATGATCCCTTTCGAAAGGGAGATTTATGTTGCCTTGCTGGTTGAATTCTTAGAAGAAGAAAAACAAAGATTAGAGAGAAAACAGTAACATGACAATGCAAGAACTTCTTAAGATACAAGCTGAGCAGACAAAGAAAAATACGTCTGCTCTTCAGGTACATACACAGGCAACTCAAAATTTATCCCTTGATGTTAAGAAGTTATCTGAGCAAAATCTTAAAGCAGCAAATGATGAAGAATTTAAAAAGAAACGTGAAGAACAAGTAACTGAGAGTTTAACTAAGTTAAATGCCACACTTAAAGAAGCAATTAAGAATGGTCTCGGTGCTGCCGTTGGAAATAAAATTAAAAATGATGATGAACTAAGATCAAAGGGTGCTGGAGCAAATAGTGGGCTCAGACAGTTCCTTCTTGGTGGAAAGAGCCACGAAGAAGTTCAAAGTACAAGTGTTACTGGATTTACTGGTTTTATTAGTAACCAATTAAAAAAGCGTGAAGATAAAAAAGCATTAAAAGAAGAAAAGAAGGCATTTGTTGAAGATGCTATGAAGCATGATCCAACAATTTATGCAAGAAAAGCAAACTTCGCTGGTGGAATGAAAACACCTGAAGGCAGAGCAATTGCCAAAGCTGAAGCTGAGAAAAGATTCGACACAATCAAAGAAAAAGAAGCAGCTGTAACAAAAGTGCATGAGAAAATTGAAGATGCTAAAGCAGCTGGGTTTGCTCCGCTAAAGAAAGACCAGGAAGATCTAGACAAAAAAACTGGTGAACTTGTTAAAGTTGATACAAGATTACAAGCAGCAATAAAAGAAGAACCAGCAGTAGATACGAAAAAACCTCGCAGAGCTACTAAGAAAGAAATAAAAGATAATGTTATAGATGTTGAGGCGAAAGATGTTACAACTAAACCTCGCAGAGCTACTAAGAAAGAAATAGAAAATAATGTTATAGACATTAAATCGAAAGAAGTTCCACATACACAAATTGAAGAAGAAAAAGAAAAATCTTCAAAAGTATCAGCAGAAAATATTAAAGGAAATGTTGAACAAGTAAATGCTGAACACGAAATTGGAAAAACACTTGCTCTTTCCCTAGACATACAAAAACAACAACTTGCTGCTTTGACTAAAATGTCAGAGTCTGGTGGTGCTGGTGGTGGTTCAGATGCTGGTGGTCCAAGTGTTGTTGACACTGCTCTAGATATCGCAGATAACTTACCTGGAAAAGAAGGTGGTAAGGCTGCAGGAAAAGCAGGAGGAAAGAGTCTAGGCAGTAAAGCAGCAAGATTCTTAAAGGGTGGCGGTGGAAGATTGCTTGGTTCAGTGGCTGCTGTTGGTATGGGTGCGTACGAAGCATACTCAGGATGGCAAGATGCGAATGCTGCTGAGGGTGAACAAAATCAAGCAATTGATGCTAGAGTTGCCAAAGGTGAGATTAGCGAAGCCGATGCCAAGAAAATGAAAGCAGAAGTCAGCGATAAGACCGATGTTAAGAAAGGTGAAGCAGTTGGAGGTGGTGTCGGTGGAGCAGGTGGTGCTCTTGCTGGTGCTGCTGCAGGAGCAGCGATTGGTTCAGTAGTACCTATCGTTGGTACTGCTGTTGGTGGTCTGATTGGTGGTGCTTTAGGATACTATGGTGGTAGTAAAGTCGGAGAAAAAGTTGGTGGTGCACTTACCTCAGGATACAAATCAATCAAAGGTTTCTTCGGTGGCGGAGATGACAAGAAAAAAGATGAAGTCAAACCTGATGAGATTAAAAAGATGTCTCTTGATGACTTACAAAAATTTAAAAAACAGACAGTAAAAGATGGTCCATCAATTCCAGGCGATTCAGATTCAGAAGAAATGTTTCAAAGCAAACTTGAGTTGATAGATCGTGCGATAGATCAGAAACAAAATGAGGGTCTAAAGAAAGGAATGGCCAGTACAGTAACTCCTGGTCCATCAAGCAGTGGTGAAAATTTACAAACTGCATCTAAAGGCAATGAAGAATTAAAGACAGCTAAATCTGGTGCCAATACAAATGTTGTTAATGCTCCATCAACAACAATTAACAATAATGGTGGAGGGAAAACTGATATTAGAACTCCACCAAGAAATCAAGACTCAAGCGTAAGTAAGTATATTGATGCACGCTACTAATGAAAAAAGGGATCCGAAGATCCCTTTTCTTTTAGTTTAAAACTAATTATGCTTCGTCAGCAATTTTCTGAAAGTAAGACATGACATCTTCGTCATCATCATTAACTTCAGCTGCTTTAGAAACTGTTACTGGCTTTGATGCTACAGTAGTGGCAGTTGACTTTGGAGCAACATAGTTGTCGTCTTCAGACAAAGAAGCAGCTGACTTAACAGGTGTTCCTTCACCATCTAACACATCTGACAGTTTTTTAGTCAGTTCTTCAAAAGATTTGAAGTTTTTACGATCTAAGAACTCAGACAACTTGTAAGATTTGTTTAGAATCTCAACCATCTTTTCTTCATCACCACTTGCCAACTCAGTTGGATCCATAAAAGTGGATTGGTCATAATTAGCATAACCATCTACCTTACGCATACGCAACTTAAAGTCTGCACCTTCGAATGGATCGAAGACATTAACTGGCTTCTCATCTTCAAAAGTTGGGCGAGCC